GTGGTGGTGAAGCTTCTTTGCCCATGTTTGCTAAAATTATGGGATTGGCAACATTAGGTCTTTTATTTAAGGATCAAATTATTGGTTTCTTCACAGGATTATTGGGTCAGTTTTCAGGCTTTATAAATGATTGGTGGGAAAATACATTTAAACCAGCTGCTGAAAAATTATATATAGCACTTGTACCTGAACCTCTTAGAAATGCAATAACAAGTATTAGTAATTGGTTCGGTGAACAATGGGCTGCTTTGCAAAATTCCAGTTTTTGGAAGTTTCTTTTTGGTAATGAAGAAACTGGAGAAGAGGGTGCTTTATCAGGACCAATTAAATCAGTAAAAGAATGGTTTGGTAATGCAACAGAAGCGCTTGGTCAATTTGGCAAAGACATAGGTCTATTCAATGAGGACGGATCTTTTTCACTAGGTGGTGCACTTGCTGGTGGAGCTGGAATAGCTACCATTACCACGCTGTTTGGAGCAAAGGGTTTATTTTCTTTATTGACCGCTCCTCTTAAAATAATTACCAAAGGTATCGGCGGCCTTGCAAAATTTGGATGGAAAGGATTAACTGCTGCACTGAGTGGATTAATGTCCTTTTTGCCTAAAGGAGCTGGTGCTGCTGGTTCTAAAGCTGTTGCTGGTGGTGCAAGTGCAGCTACTGGTGCAGCTGCTGCTAAAGATTTGGGTAGAGAAAATGCACAAAGAGGAAGAAATTTAACTGATAAACAAAAAGTAAATCTTGAAAAACAAGGTTTAAAAGTAAGTAAAGATGGAGCTATTACTGATTCAAAGGGAAGAATGGTTTCAGCAGATAAGGCTTCTGCAGCATTGGATAAAGCAGGTGCAAAACCACCGAAAGCGTCTAAGGGTGGCGGCGGTGCTGGTCGAAAACCACCTACAGGAGGAAAGCCTGCCGTAGATTTAAATAAGAGTGTTTCAAAATTTCCCAAATTAGCTCAAGCTGCGAAAATTGCAGGTAAGGTACCTTTAGTCGGTACAGCTATTTCAGCTTTTATGGCAGGCAACATTTTATTAGATGATTCAATTCCAGTTAAGGATAAGGTAGCAAAATTAGCTGGTCTCCTTGGTGGTATTGGTGGTGGTACATTAGGTGCATTTGTTGGTGCACTTGCTGGGACCGCTTTAGCTCCGGGACCTGGATCATTAATTGGTGGTATTGGAGGTGGTATACTAGGCGGCCTTTTAGGTGATACGATGGCAGAAGGTTTAGCTCAATGGATGTTGGGCGAGAAAGTGACAGCCTTTCCTAAGTTTGAAGACAGTTGGTGGAATCCATTGGGTGGCATGGATATGAACTCACTCTTCAACGGTGGTGATTCGAAACCAAAAGGTGCTGAAGGAGGAGGATCATCTGGAGAAAGCATTCCTTCAATGTCTAAAGGCCAGGCTGAAGAAACACTTAAATCCGGTGGTGGTGCTGATATACCCGAAACCGGTGCTGCTGGTTCAAATGCGGATGTACCATCTATTACAGCCGGTCAATCATCTGTGAAGGATGCAAAAATTGCATCAGTCAGTAATGAAGGTGTTGCTTCTGGTGTTGCAGCTAAACAACAAGGCGCTAGTTCTCCCCCTGTTGTGATTAATAACAACAATCAAAGCGGCGGAGAAGCTTCACCACCACCACCAGCACCGCCAATAGTAATTGCTCCTCCGCCATCTCAGATACCTAAAGATGTTGGCCGTAAATATGCATACGGTGTAGCTTAACCTTTAGCTAGGTTCTCAAAGAAAGACAAACCTGCATCAGAACTTTGATCTGTTTCTTCGTTATCCTCAGACCAAGACTCAGGTTGTGATGGCTGTTCTCTTACTGCAACGGTCCTTGGCTTTGGTGACTCAACAGTAAGTTCATCTGCAGTAACTGTATTCGCAGTACCATTTCCATCAAGTGCAAGTGCACGATATAGTTTTGATTTCAGTTCATCATAAGACATGAAGTTAGAAGGATCCACAAGTGCTGCCAAAGATTTCTCTTTGTTGTAGATTTTTTCTAGCTCTTCATCATCATCTGATAGAGCTGAAGGTGAATCAAACTCAGACTTATCGTAGTTACGATAACCTTCCACATTACGCATCTTCAATCGGAAGTTTGCGCCTTCCCATAGGTCAAAAGGATTGACAGAGGTTTCATCATCAAACTCTGGTGACATCATATCAGTGAGTTTATCAAAGATCTTCTTACCATACTTGTAGAGGAAAACCTTACCTTCATTCTCAGGATTAGCAGGATCCTTAACGACATAGATGTTACTAATGTATGACAGACGACGTTTGGTATACGTACGAACAAATGTCTTATCAGCTTCAGTACCTTGACTCCAAAGCATAGAATTGTATTCAGAAACAGGACACTTCTGACCAAGAGTTGTTAGTGACTTCTCAATGAACCATCCACCAGGACCTTTAAAACCATGATCCCAAATACGAACAAAAGGAACATCCTCGCCTTCTGGTGCAGGTAGGAATCGAATGATAGCCATACCGTTACCAGACTTATCTACTTCTGGCTTCCAGTAGTCATCTTGTTCACGATTTTGTGGGGATGAGTTTAACTTGCTTAGCTCTGATGTTAGCTTCTCAAGTTCATTCTGACGGTTCTTCTTTAATGTAGCGAACGACATGTATTTCTCCTTAATGTAAGCGATGTATACGTTTTATCCAAAGTGTTCCATAGTATATGACTTAAACTTCTTCAAGTCAACATTATTTATAAAGAATGGCTTGTATTTTTCACATTTATTTTTCAAGTCATTCCATATTGGGTCTTTAGCCATAGCGTTGTCCCAATACCAGAAGAATGGTGTTAGTTCATTCAATATTATAAAGGTTTCAACACCAATGTCTTCCCTGAGGATTAGTTTTAGCAAGTGGGGATGCATTCCGTCCTTAACAAAAATATTTACATCAAAGTCATCATCCATCTTATGTAAGTCTTGCTTAAACATATAACTCATGCTTTGTTGACGTTTTTGCCAATTGACATAAACTGCATGAGTATCCATATTATTGACATCACCAGGCCAAAAGTTAGCATTTTTTATAATATTAGCCAACATGAAGTCATACGGATTCTTTAGCTTGGAAAGTTTATGAAAAAAATACTTATCACGTCTTGTTTCAAACTTAGAGACGCTTGTATTGTTTAACTTTCCATTGTATTTAAACATATCATAGTCCGAGGAGAAATGTCTCTTCATTGCCATGTATGTTGTAAAGCACTCGAATGCTTTCATATTGGTAACCTTGCTGATCCTTTTACCATATTAAGATCCTCAGCTTCAATAGTAATTTTAGCCTTTAAGGTTTGACTACTTTTTATATATGATGCTGCTGTCTCGATCTCAACATTATTACATTCAACATAATACATAACTGCATCGAGATAAGGTATTTTCTTATCCTTTACAATTTTTTCAATCTCAAGTGCAAACTGAGATGGTGTTTTGATATTAAGCATCATTTGTAAAACACATGGTTACCAATTGTAGTAACTTTTTTGAGCACATTAGCCCATTTTGGTGAAACATAGTCCGCATGGTAATGTGTAGCTCCTTCTAATAATTTTGGTATGTTGTTAGTGAATAGATAATCAATAATTTCTATTGATTCGTGGTATGGGTTTGTTCCAACAAACTCATCAATATTATCAGGCTTACCATCACACCAATAAGAAAACTGACATTTGTGTTTAACAGGTACAATACGGTTGTGAGTATTATACCACCATGAATTAACCGGTCCTTCGTGAACAACTCCACATATTGTGTTTGGGTATTCTATGTGATTTTTTCGATTTATAATTACAATTGCAACTGCAAGTTTCCCTATTATTGGTTGGTTACCAGCTTCAAACAACAAAGCCTCGAGCATGCATGATCTTTGCTGATTTTCAAACCCTTCAATTTCAGATGTTGCATATGCTTCACTACTTGCAGTTATTAATGCTGCTGCAACCACAAACGTTTTTAATAAATTCATTACACTACCTGTTGCCAAGGAAAACTGATAATTCTTTTCTTGAGCTTTCTTTCTATATTATCATTTCTTTCAGTGACGTAGTCAATGGTTGTTTGTAACCCAGGTGTCTTAGACGATTGAGTATTAATATATGA